TCACATAGGTATCACAGGAACTGATGTAGACATCTTTGCTGCATCATTTGACTATGACGGTGCATCTGTTGGTGATCATACACCAGCAATTACATCTACAGGTGTGTGTGGAAATCTACCAGTGTTTACTGCAGCAGCAGATACACTTGATGTAGAGATTCAGGCATCCAGTGGAACTATTACTGGTGGTATTCTACGTGTGTATGCAGTTTGCATTATCATGGATGATATTTCACAGTCAGGTTCTGCAAATGAAGTAGACCGTGATCTACTTGCATAAATAACTTTAGGGGCTGCTTAGGTGGCCCCTTTAGCTTATCTAAAGGAAACATAATGGCACTTACCTTTTTATCATTAACTAATGATGTTATAACAAGAATGAATGAAGTAGTGCTTACTTCTAGTGATTTTACTGCATCTAGGGGTATACAAACACAGTGTAAGAATGCAGTAAATGATGCTATAAGATATATTAATCAAAGAGAGTTTGGTTATTCTTTTAACCATGCCTCTAATAGTTCTACACTAACTCCAGGTGTAGCTAGGTATACTGTACCAACAAGTACAAAGTCTTTAGACTACAGTACAGCAAGAATTAAAAAGAGTACAACTCTTAGTGTAAGTGGTAGTAACCTTACTAACTTAAATTATTATGAATACATTGATAATGATTATGCTAATGAAGAAGATGACATAGCAACTACAACACTTAATGGTTCTCACTCTACTTCTGTAACAACTCTCACACTTACATCTACAACAGGATTTGACTCTTCTGGTAAAGTTTTTATTGGTGGAGAAGAGGTTACATACACAGCTATTTCAGGTAATGATATTACAGGATGTACTAGAGGTGCTAATAGCACTACTGCTGAAACACATTCTAGTGGAGTTACAGTAACACAGTTTGAAGGTGGTGGTGTACCAAGACAGATTATACGTACCCCAGATAATAACTATCTGCTTTACCCCTACCCAGATAAACAATACACATTAGTATTTGATTACTTTACATTCCCTGCAGACTTATCTGCACATGGAGATACTACAACTGTACCTGATAGATTTGGTCCAGTCATTGTAGATGGTGCTACAGCTTATGTCTATATGTATCGTGGTGAGCAGAACCACTACCAATTAAATTTTGAAAGATTTCAACAAGGCATAAAGAATATGCAAAGCTTACTTATTAATAAGTTTGACTATGTAAGATCACCTGTAATAAATAGACCAGGATCATCTATGAACTTTACCTCTGGAGTTGTTACTTAATGCCAGATAGTTCTCAGGTACAACCAGCAGCATTTAACTGTGAAGGTGGGCTAGTCTTAGACAGGTCCACTTTTCTTATGCAGCCTGGAGAAGCTTTAGTTTTAGAAAACTTTGAGCCTGACCTTGAGGGTGGTTATAGAAGAGTTAATGGCTTTCGTAAATTTGTTTATCCTATAGTGCCACAGACTTCTGGCTCTGGTGAGAAGGTATTGATGGTTGCTAACTTTGCAGATAAAGTATTAGCAGCTAGAGGAGAAAAAATATTCTCTGCTGCTTCTACTGAGCTAGGGCTAACAGTAACTTCTACTACAGCTATGACAGGTTCTGGAACAGTTACAGTTGATTCTACTTCAGGGTTTGCCTCTAGTGGTACAATACAAATTGAGTCAGAACTGTTTACCTATACTGGTGTTACCAGTACAACATTTACAGGTGTGACAAGAGCAACATCTAGTACTACTGCTGCTACTCATCTTTTTGACAGTGTAGTATCTCCCTCTAGTTGGACAGAGATAGACACAGGTAGAACTAGTGCATCAAAGTATTCTCTTGAAAGATATAACTTTGATGGCAATGATAAAATAATACTTGTGGATGGTGCTAATGCACCTGTTATATTTAATTCATCTTTAACTGCTACAGATGTAAGTGAAAGTTCTGTAGCTGGTTCTAAGTTTATAGCTGCATATAGAAACCATATGTTCTATGCTGGTAAGTCTACAACACCACAAGAGTTAATATTTAGTGAGCCTTTTGATGAAGACGGTTTTCAGTCAGCAGATGGTGCAGGTAGCATTAAAGTAGATGACACTATTGTAGGACTAAAGGTTTTCCGTAGTAACTTATTTATATTTTGTGCAAATAGGATATTTAAACTTACAGGTTCTTCTCTATCTAACTTTGCAGTAGAACCAGTAACAAGAAACATTGGTTGCATTAATGGTGACACTATACAGGAATTTGCAGGTGACTTAATTTTTCTTGGCCCTGATGGTTTACGTACAGTTGCTGGTACTTCAAGGATTGGTGACGTTGAACTTGGTACAATATCTAAGAATGTACAGTCCTTATTTGATAAGAACATAAGAGACTCTTCTCTTTTTGAAAGTGTTGTAATACCTGATAAGACACAGTACAGAATATTCTTTACAAAAGATACAGTTGCAGATAATCTCACAAGAGGTATTGTATGTGTTATGAGGGGAGACAAGTATGAGTTCTCTGAGATACTTGGTATAAGACCTTCCTGTACTGATACTTTTATTGATGCAGGAGATGTAGCTGTACTACATGGTTCATTCGATGGGTTTGTGCACAGACAAGAAAAAGGTAATACTTTTAATGAGACAGTTATCTTTGGTAGGTACAGAAGCCCTGACTTAAGTTTTGGTGATTCTGGTATAAGAAAACATATGCAGAGAGTTATNCTTAACTTTAAACCAGAAGCTGCTATTGACGCAGATTTATTTTTAAGGTATGATAACGAAAGCGTTGAGTCACCAAGACCTGCTGCATATGCTTTAGATACATCTAAGATTGCTGCACAATATGGAAGTGCAACTTATAGTACTTCTTCTTCCACTACACAGTTTGTTTATGGTGGTGGTACACAGCCTTTGCTAAGACAATCTGTAGAAGGATCAGGNTTTACTGTTGCATTAAAAGTAGATGATGGTGGAGAGACTGCACCGTACTCACTTAAAGGTTTTCAGTTAGAATATCAATTAGGAGCTAGACGTTAATGGGAGCAACATANACAAGACAAAAAACGTATACAGATGGTGATATAATTCAAGCATCTGATACTAACGATGAGTTTGATCAGCTTCTTGCTGCATTTGCTTCTAGTACAGGACACTCTCACGATGGTACAACAGGTGAAGGTGGACCAGTAACTAAGCTGTTAGGTACAGGAATTACTATAGGTGATGGTTCAACAGGCACAGACATTACTGTAACCTTTGATGGCGAAAGTAATGACGGTGTACTAAAGTGGATGGAAGACGAGGACTACTTTGAGTTCTCAGATGATATACTTATAGCCTCTACAGAGAAGATACAGTTCCGTGATACAGGACTTTACATTAACTCTAGTGCTGACGGTCAGCTTGATCTTGTAGCAGATACAGAAATACAGATTGCTGCTACTACTGTCGATATAAATGGCCTTGTTGATATATCAGGTAATCTTACTGTAGGTGGTAACTTAGATGTTACAGGTACGTTTGATCTTAGTGACTCTAACTTTACTAATGCTGGTGACATATCCCTAGACAGTATCTCAGGTGATGCTGACTCTAACACAAGCATAGCATTTAGTGGCTCTGATGTAATTACAGTTACTACTGGTGGGTCTACTGCCTTTACTGTAAATGCTTCTCAATTAATTACTGCTAGTGCTGGTATTACTTCTACTGCTGCAGCAAATACTTTAGGTGCTACAAGTTTTAATGATGCTAACATTACTAATGTAGGTAGCATTGCCCTTGACACTATTACCAATGATGGTACAGACATTACACTAGACTCTTCTGGTGATGTTATACTTGATGCTGATGGTGGTGATGTATTTGTAAAGGATGCAGGTACAACCTATGGCTCTCTTACTAATAGCTCTGGTAACTTAGTTATTAAGTCAGGTACAACTACAGCCTTGACATTTAGTGGAGCTAATGCTACACTCGCAGGTGATCTAACCATTAGTGGTGATGATCTCACAATGGCTACTAATACTTCAGGTGCATTACTTATTGCTGATGGTACAAACTTTAATCCTACTGTTGTAGGTGATCTATCAGAAATTAGTACAGTAGCTAATGATGATGTATTTATGGCTATAGATACCTCTGGTGGTGGTCTTAAAAAGATTACACGTAGTTCTATAGTTGCAGGTCTTGCTGCTTCTGGTGCTATATCTAATGTAGTTGATGACAGCACTCCACAGCTAGGTGGTAACTTAGATATGAATGGTGCTGACATTGTTACTACCTCTAATGCAACTCTTGACCTAGCCCCTAATGGAACAGGTACAGTTGTTGTAAGAGGTAATACTAACTCAGGTGCTGTAGTCTTTAACTGTGAGAGTAACAGTCATGGACAGAAGGTATACGGTCAGCCTCACTCTGCAGGTGTTACAAATACTTTAATGCTACCTGCAGGTGCTGACTCAACTCTTGTGTCACTTGTGTCAACAGATACATTAACAAATAAAACTTTAACATCTCCTAAGATTAACGAAGATGTAGCAGTTACCTCAACAGCTACAGAACTAAACCTTCTTGATGGTGTCACAGCTACTACGGCTGAGTTAAATGTGTTAGACGGTATTACTGCAGTAGTAGGAGAACTTAATGCACTTGACATAGGCTCAACAGCAGTAGGTACAGCAGTAGCATCTAAGGCTGTTATACTTGATTCGGATAAAGACTATACAGGCATACGTAACTTTACTATAACAGGTAACTTATCTGTTGGTGGTACTACCACTACAGTGAATACAGTTACAATGGAAGCAGCTAATGCTGTTGTATTTGAAGGTGCTACAGCAGATGCACACGAGACTACTCTTACTATTGTTGATCCTACAGCAGACCGTACTATTAATCTACCTAATCAAAGTGGTACAATACCTGTACTAGCTGCAGCAAGTAACACTGCGATTACTTCTACACCAGCAGAGTTAAACCTTTTAGATGGAGTTACAGCTACTACAGCAGAGTTAAATATCTTAGATGGTGTAACTGCTACAGCAACAGAACTTAACTTAATAGATGGTGTTACGGCTACTACTGCAGAGCTTAACATACTAGATGGAGTAACGTCTACTGCTGCAGAGTTAAACATACTTGACGGTGTTACTGCCACTGCTGCAGAACTAAATCTACTAGATGGTGGTACTTCTGTTGGTGGTTCTATAACAGTAGCAGATGCAGATGGATTTGTAGTTAATGATGGTGGAACAATGAAGACCATTCCAGCAACAGATGTAAAAACTTATGCTGCTGGTAGTGCTGCCACTAAAGGTTTTGCTATTGCTATGGCAATCGTATTCGGATAAAGGAAAAGATAAATGACCGTAATAAACTTAATTAATGTATCAAGTATTACACCTACG